GAAATGCTACCAAACGCTGTGATATCGCCAGTAGTGATAAGAGCGCCCGCATTAGATATGCTCATTCTAGCAGTACCATCAAGATATGTGACTACTGAAGTTGTTCCAATATCAATGTAGTCGTTAGTATCTCTGCCAATATGTGTAATACCGTCTCGCAAGTCAGCCTCAACACTGAATGTGGTGCCAGATAAATCAAGCCCTGTGCCAGCAGAGTATGTAGTGTCGGTTGGTGTTGCCCAAGTAAATGAACCGTCACCATCAGACCTCAGAAACTGTGAGGTTGTGCCGTTGCCTGTGACGTTTAAATGTTCTGCGTCAACACTACCAGCAACATAATGTTCTGAGTTAATTGTATCATCAGCAATCTTAGTACCAGTAATAGCATCAGCAGCAATATGTTCATTATCAATACTACCAGCAACATAATGTTCTGAGTTAATGGCGTCATCAGCAATCTTAGTACCATCAATGATATCAGCGGCAAGATGTACTCTATCAATGGAACCATCTGTATAATGCTCAGAGTTAATTGCGTTATCAGCAATCTTAGCACCAGTAATAGCATCAGCAGCAATCATACTAGTTTCAACAGAAGTTGCGGCAATTGTTGCTGTTAGTGTACCACTTGCTAAGTTTGTTAGTGTAACACTACCCGTCAAATCCCCACCAAGTGTGATTGTTGGGTCAGCAGTAGCAGTTGTAACGATATTAATTGCTGCACTACCATCAAAGTTTGCAGTACCTGTAACAGCACCACTTACTTGAATTGCTCTTGTTGTTGCAAGTTTAGTAGCGGTTGCAGCATTGCCTGTAATGTCGCTAGACGTTAGAGCAACAGTGCCCGTTACGTCTGGTAAAGTAATTGTTCTATCTGCTGTTGGGTCTGTAATGGTTAATGTTGTTTCGAAATTATCAGGAGTCGCACCTTCAAATACTATGGCATTTGCCGCATTCATCGTAACAGTATCAACTTGTGTGGTTGTTCCTGCTACAGTAAGATTTGGAACAAGTAATGTACCTGTGCTTGGATTATATCTTAATGCACCAGTGTCATCTAGCAAACCATTCGATTCATTGTGAAAGACCACCGGAAAATTCGTGTTTGTAGCGCTATTTGTAACTGTTACTTTCGCAGCAGTTCCAGTAATGTCAGATGAGATTGAAGCTGGTAGTCTAGCATCGTCAATAGTGCCAGTTAAACTTGCTGCTGGAATAGCAGTCAACGAAGCACCAGAACCACTAAACGTTGTTGCTGTTGCCGTGCCTGTAATCGTTACACCACCAGAAGCAGTAGCGAGTTTAGCACTACCATTATGGTATAGTGTTGCAACACCTGATTCGGCAGTGATATGATCACGAAGAGTACCGCCTTGCATAGCTTTAAGTTTTAACGAACCATCTTCACTGCCATCGGAAACATCTGCAATCAAAGCATCAATACTAGCATATGTGATGTTTTCAGCAGCAGGAGTGGCGTTGTTATTACTTTGGAAGAATATCTGTCCGGCTTCATCAGACGCAGCAGGAGATGCGGTATCATGTCTTAATGTTATAGTTGGACCAGCAGCGGCAGCATCTGTATTTTTAATCTCTAATGCAGAACTTGATGGCGTAAATGTAAATCTTGTTGCATTACTATCAGCGCCATCACGAATTTGAAAATTACCAGTATTGATATCAGTAAGTAGATTTGTACCATCGTGAAGGATTTCAACGTCGGCACCAGTACCCAAATTAATGGCAATATTATCGTTGAACGTCAAATCGCCAGATGTTTTTGTAGCGGCTGAGTTGAGTTGCATAAGAGAACTATCAGCGTCAATTGTTGATTGTGCTACTACTGCTATACGGTCATTAATCGCACCAGAAGTCATCAGTGATGTATCATTATCAACGAAAGACTCAGCGCTTGTTTGAATACCACCAACTGTAATACTATCAAATGTAAAACTTGTACCAATTGATGGAGTATTAAGTGTTGGTGATGTAAGCGTCTTATTCGTTAGCGTCTTTGTTGTACCGCTAAAGTATGTGTCAAGCGTTGTTAGAGCAACTTGCTTCATTACACCAGCATCGTTGTAGACAACTCTATCTGTGCCAGCAGCAGTGATTGAAGATGCAGTGGTACCACCGTCAACTGTATTCAGTTCTGTAACTGTTGAAGTGAGACCTGTAAGAGTTACAGCAGTTGTAGCAGAGGATGCAACACCAGCAAATGCTGCACTTGTCAATGTACCAGTGCTTGGGTTATATGTCAAGCCTGCATCATGATGTACTGCTGTAACAGCACCACTCGTAATATCACCAAAGTAAATCTGTTCTTCAGCGTTTGTTGATGTATCGCTTGTAGTTGTAGCGCCTGCTGCTGCCCAACTGAGTACGCCACTCGCATTACTTACCAGAGCCTGACCAGAAGTTGTTGCGTCAGCATCTGGAAGTGTCCATGTGATGTTAGAAGCGACCGTAGCAGGCGATTTGAATGAAACATAATTTGAAGAATCTGCATCTCCAAATCGTAAACTGCCTTGCCCTTGAATGTGTACGTTAGCTGAGGAGAAGAACTGATCACCGTAAACAAGAGCATAGCGTAGAGCATTTGTGCCTAAATCGTATGTACCATCAGCAGAAGGTACAATATCACTATCAACTCTTGCTGTAATTGTAACTGTGTCAGAAGTACCGTTACCGATATCTGTGTCGCCAATAACACTCAATGTTGTGATAACAGAGTTGTTGACTGTTAGATTGCCACTTCCTGCAAAACTAGCAGTACCGTCTACAACTAGATCACCAGTAATATCTACATCATCTCCAACAAACAATTTACCAGCAATACCCGTACCACCAGCAACTTTCAATGCGCCAGTTGTAGAAGAAGTGGATGCTGTAGTAGCAGCGATTACTGTATCACCAGCGGTCGCTACAGTGAACTTGGCGGAGTTTACATCGATACCACCATCTGCACTTGTCAGACCAGAGAATGTACTAGCGACACCAACAACATTACCATTTACATCAACTGTAAAGTCATCATTGACGTTAATACCACCATCAAGAGATGCTAAACCACTGGAATTAATCGCAACAAGCGTTGAAGTTCCTGTCACATTAAGAGTAGAATCAATTACTGTAGCGCCTGTTGATCCACTAACTGTAAAGTTGTCTGTATCAACTGCGATGCCACCATTCAAAGATGCTAACCCACTAGCGTTGATTATACCAAGTGTCGAAATTCCTGTAACACCAAGAGTGCCTGACGTAGCTATATTACCACTAGTATCTGCTACAGTAAATGCTCCATCAACATCAATACCACCATCAAGAGATGCTAAACCACTGGCGTTGATCACGCCGAGCGTTGATATTCCTGTAACACCAAGAGTACCTGATGTAACCACATTACCACTTGTGTCCGCTACAGTAAATGCTCCATCAACATCAATACCACCATCAAGAGATGCTAAACCACTAGCGTTGATTATACCAAGTGTCGAAATTCCTGTAACACCAAGAGTACCGGCAGTGCTTACATTACCAGTAGTATCTGCTACGGTAAACTTATTAGTATCAACTGCGATACCAGCATTTAAAGTGGCTAATCCATCAACTGTGAGGGTGCCATTAGTCTGAATATTACCAGTCGCTGCAATAGCAAGCCCAGTAGAGCCATAACCACCACCAACAGTTAAAGTGTCTGTACCAATGTCGCCTGTAACAACAACACCAGTTGCAAGAGTGGCAAACTTAACAGCATTGTTATGATAGAGAGTAACTGCTCCATCATCAACCATTGTTGCCATTGTCTCAGCGCCATCGGCACCGCCTAAGAAATCAATCCGAGAAGACGAAATCTTTAGATTGCCAGTACCATTGTCTTTGATGTGTGAGTCTGTAGCATCGTGGAAAATCTGAAGGTCAGCAGCAGCACCAAAGTTCGCTTGGCCATCGTCACCAAAGTTTGCGTTAGCACCCAGCGTAACAATACCACTAATATCAGCAACACCATCAACATCTAACGAATCTGATTGAAGTTCGCCAGTAATGTCAACGCCATCAGTCTTCGTTGCAAGTTTTTCACTACCATCAAAGCGAAGAGATACAGCAGTATCACTTGCTTCGTTGACAGCAATCATTGCTTTGGCTGTTCCACCGATTGTTGTGTAGAGTAAGAGTGCGCCATCTTCTGTGGTATTTGTATTGTCTTCTGCTATGCCTTTGATAGCAGCATATTCTGTTACAGCACTACCACTGTCTTGCCCCTTGAAGAAGATACCACCAACGTTTGCGGCATCTGGCGTTGTTCCTCCATCAAGAAGTACGATAGATGGACCGTCTGTAGCATCATCATATCTTGCCAATGTAAATGTGGAATGGTCTGTCGTAAATGTGAATACGTCATTACCAGAAACATCTTCAATGATAAAGTCTGAAGTGTTTGCATTATTGTGGATTAGTTTTAAATCTGAACCATCGTGATAGAGGCTTGTATCACTGTCTGTACCAAAACTTATTCGTGCATTGTCATTGAAACGTGTGTTAGCAGTGAAGAATGAAAGACCATTTACAACGGTGTTAGCAGCAATCGTTAGACCATCTGTCGCTGCTGAACCAATCTGTACGTTAGCATCGAATGTGGCATCACCATATACTGTTAGAGTATCTGTCTGTGAACTGTTGCCAATCTGCGTGTTGGAAACGATGTAAAGAGTGTCTGTGTTTGCCCACTCTTCATTTCTACCACCAGCAAGAGTATCCCACACAACAATATTGTTTGCTGAGAAATATCCTTGAATGTCAGCGTTGCCAGTTGTCCTCGCTTCGTTACTACTATTTGGTGCAGTAACGTCAGCAACGGTGACAATCATCGTTGACATATCGTAGAACAACTCGTTAGACTTACTCAGCCAACCAGCAAAAGTTCCTGTTGTAGAATTTACATTGGTATATGCTTTGGACATTCTTTTCTCTTACCTATTCTGATTTTCTACAAGTTTGGTGAGTAACTGTCTAATCTCACTCATCTCATCTTTGATAGAATCTACGTCATTCTTTAAATCAACAATCTTTTTTGATTCTGCTTTACGAGCCTTGTATCTACGCAACCCATCTATATCAGTATTTATAATCGCATTAGATGTTGTATCTCGAATAAATTTATGCTCTGACATTTTACGCTAATGCAATCGCACGGAGGTCACGAAGTCTTGGCACTCTGTGGAACGAAGTACCTTTAAGAACTATTTTAATCGCAAAGTATTTGAAATTTGATGCTTTAAAAGTACCATCTGTATACTGAAACACACCTGAGTTGAGGAAAGCAGAGCCAGTTACGCCTACACTTGTTGGTAGATTAAAAGCATACTCTTTAAAGTCAAATCGATTTGTGTTCTGAGAAATTGGATTTGAAGCTGCACTCGTAAGTTCTGTCCAAGGTTTTTGATCTAATGAGTCAGAATCAGACTCTGATAACATCCTAGCATAAACTTCAATCGACGTACCAGCAGGTCTATAAGCAGTCAAAAATACTTTCAAATCTTCAGCGTCTAACGAATCTGCAAGCGTTATTGTCTTAGTGATATATTTAGAAGAAGCCGATCCTATAGAAGTGTCTTCATTCGTTGAATCATTGTTGATGATATATTCAAACACTTTTGCAGAAGCAATGTCACCGTCAATCAGAGGCGAACTGTAAATAGGAGTTGCCCCAGAAGTATTTTCCAGTGTTGTTCTCAGAGTAAACGATCTTACTCCATCTGCTTCATTGCTTCGACTCCTGATTACAGTAGGAACAGAATTCAAGAATGTGTAATCGTTAAATTCTATATTGCCTCTTGTATAGTTGGCACTCGTATCCGACCTAAACAATCTCGTAGCAGATAATGAGGTCTTTGTTTGTGTTGTATTTGTGCGATAGATATTTGGAGCAACGAAACTTACGTTTTTATCATCAACACTTGAGATTGTTGCACGAGCATTAGATGTTGCACCAACCAATACATCAGCAGCAGCAAATTTATTAGCTGCTATTGCTGTTGAGTTATCAAGATAGAGAATGGCTGGATCATTGTTATCGAATAATGTTACATTACCGACAATAGACTTGAAGAATGTAGCAACTGTGTTAGAGTATTTCGGAACATCTTCAACAGTCATACTTGTATTAGACGCTATAGCTGAGATTTTCAAAACATCAAATACTGTGGTATTAGCAGCAACAACAATATGCCCACCAACGTTAAAGTAAGATGAGAACTTTGTATTGGTGCCAGTGATTGTTGTACTACCAGCAGTCACGCCAACAGTTTGCGCTGATACGACTGCGTTATTTACGAACACATACTCGTCATTTGAAAACGTTCCAGAAGTGCTTTCAACACTGAAGTATTCGCTTTCTTTATTTGTGAAATCAATATAACCAGATGCTGATGAGAAATTTGCTCTGTAAAGGGTATATTTAATATTTTCGTCTTGATGTGGAGTCCATGACCTAGCATTTGTTGATGTGAATAACACACCATCATTTACGTCTTGAGTAATTGGTTTGCTCGTAATAACGTCTGTTCCTCCAGTCTTAGCAATCCAAATTCTATAGTCTGGATCATTGCCATCTGGTTTCACAACAAAAGCGTATTCTGAACCAACTTCTAAAACAAGAGGAGACGGGAAAGTTACCGTAGTTGCAACAGACCCATCAGTTGAAACATTAACATCACTTGCATTCACATGAACCTTAGAGAATGGTAGAACATTAGATGTTATTACACCATTTTCTACTTTTGGTATGTATAATGTGAAACCAGCAGTTGATGACTTAGTTTGGAAATACAAGTCAATTTTAGATGCATATAAAACGTTATCATTACTTACCATAGCTCGTTTGATTAGGAATGTCTGAGCAATTGGGTCGCCGGCGCTGTCGCCCTCCTCTTGCTCGTTTTGCCAAGGTGGTTGATTAGGTCTAAACGTATTCGTCACAGAAACGCTTTGACTAGATGAAGTACCCACATTAATATCTGCTGTACGAGTAGATACGTTAATACCACGTTTGTTGATAGAATAGTTAAATGCACTATATGTTATAGCACAGGAAGAAATTGCGGTATTTCTATCAGTGTAATCGCTTACATCATAAATTTCTAATTTTCTATCACCAACAAAATATGTGTTCGCTGGAATTCTAAAGATTGCTTTTACAGTGCCAGATGCGTCTGAGGTAATAGCAGTATTGAATACGGAAGAACGTCTCAATCCAGTTAATGTAGTTCCTAATGCAGATGCCACATGAGTATCAACATTGTCACCATCAAAGAAGAAGTGAAAAGTAGTGCTGGGTCTTAAACCAAACACAAGAACTTTTATTTCTCGCTCTCTCATAAACGGTTTGAATTGCACATCCGTTACGAAGTCGCCTACATGTTCAGTTGACTCAGCACCTATACCAATTTGAAGTTCATTAATCGTTTGTGTGGTGGTTCTTGTAACTGTGGTTGATGTGCCACCAAATGCTGCTAAACCTCTTCCTGTAGCGGCTACGTTATTAGTTGCAACATTTGTCGCAACTGAACGACTTACCTGTTGTAGAGGTACAAATTCATTTATTGCTTCAGCAAAGTCCATGAAAGGCGTAGCAAAATCAATATCCAAATTGTAATCTGGTGCTGTTGTTAAATCGTAGCCAGCATCATATTCTGGAGAAATGAATGGGGTGCCCTTGAATGAATAGAAATCGCCAACACAGTTTCTAGTCTTTGTAGCATAGCTTTGGTTGATTAAAGAAACGTCGGTTTTAGACAACATAAGAGTATCACCAAAGTCCGTCGCATTACTTGTAGCTGCTACTTTGAGGTCAATATCGAACTGTCTTATTTTTGGTGTAATCTCTTTATATGCTGGGTCAATAGCAGCAGAAAATTCAGGAGAAGTCACTTCAGAGAAACGTAAATTCTCAAAGTTATCTGAGACGATGCCATTTTTGAATCGATTTAATCCAGCTTCATCTAAGATTTCTTTGTCTTTTGTTTCGGTTTCAAGTGCGTTCAAAACAGTATAGTATTCCAATTGAGAAATTCTACGATCTAGTTTTGAAATATCCCTCATAGTGTAACCCTTATTCACGCTATCACGAATAAGTTTTACTGCATATGCAGGCTTACCTGCTCTGTTAGCAACAAGTGAAGTTAGAGAAGGATATGGAGGAACTTTGACAACAGCAAGAGGCATACCCCTTGAAGGAGGAGCAGGCGCTGTTGGAGTATCTGATGCAACACCCTTGATTACTTTAATATTGCCTTCGCTATCAAGGAAGAGTCTATCAATCCTTGGTAGATAATATTCGTAATCAATCTCCATATTCTGATTTGGAGCAACAACATATTGTTCAGCATCGGGGAATGTTACAGCAGTGCCCACGGCAGTAGTAGAAACAGTAGCGGCACCAATTGTTGTTGCAATTACCGAGGTATTAACACAATATGGTCTGAAATCAACAACATTTCTAAGGTCATATGATATGCCAAATTCAGATTCATATGTAGGAATATCTTCTGGGTCAATGTTTGTATAACTGTCTACGCTGAAATATCCATCACCAAAACTACCAGAGTTGTTTTCTTCGAATACAGAAACCTTGAATAGAAAAACATCGTCAGCACCAATTGTTAGAGCGGACTTCTTCTTTACATATGAATTATCGTAATAAGCATCTCTTTGATTTGGAAACAGAATAAAGTTGTTAGTAACATCAACGTTATTCGCAGATGTTGTTTCACTGAAAGTGTTGTTATCCGATTTATATACTGCTAGAAGCTCATATGCATCAGGGAAGCCGAGTGAATAAGTACCAGTGACACCACCAGCAGCGGTGTTGGCTTGCACTTTTACATACGCAGTTCTTGTAACTTTTTCAGCAGGAGCAGCAGTGATTTTTTTCACATTGTAGTAGGCAATAACGTCCATCTCAGCAGCAGGAGCAGACAAGCCAGCAACAGATAAAGTTTGACCAGAAGTTGTTACTGTCGCACCAGAAAGATCAATAGGTTTGCCTTTAACATAAGGTGATTGAGTCTCATTACAGATTAAAACAATTTCTTCTTTTTGTGCTGTGGTTAATGTTGCAGAAGCGCCATAGGTCCAATAGTCTGTGCCTGCCAATGTGATAGTTAATGCGCCGCCAGTAGATACAGTTAGTCCAGTAGGCTTTGCTGTTCTGTAAACAAAATCTGCTGTGCTTGTTGGTATTGTTTTGATAGATGAGAGACCTACTGTCCATAAAGCTCTTTTAAACGATTCATCATATAATTTTGCTTTACTGTTTGAGTCCAAAACAATGTCAGCATTACCATCGGTAGCGCCATTGTAATATATGTGTTGTGTTTCGGTGAATAATTTGGCAGCATCTGACATACGAATGTCGAAAATATACATTTTATATTGAGTCGTATTAGTACCAACTGTGCCACTATGATGTTCTACACCACGAAGTTTTGCTTCACCAATTTTATTACCACTTGGAGATGTTACGATTGCTCCCCCAGTAAAGGCATTCTCTGCTGCATCATATAGGTCAACATCTATGATTTTATTAAAATCAAAATGCCCCATATACTCATCAACAATTACATAGTTACCGATATTGGTTGATACGTTTTGTTCGTCAACACTTTCGAATTCAGTACCAGCATCAATCTGAACGTCAATCGTACCAAAAGTTTGAATTCTTTGACCGCCAACATAAGCAAGACCTTGACCAACACCAATATCCAAAACGCTAGAGTTAGCACCAGCTTTTATTGATAGTGGGAAATTCTGAATAACGTAATCACCAGATTCTTCTTCAGTTCGCCTAGCAAGCTCATCTCCGATAACAGAATATTGTGTGGTATCTTTAATTCTGACTGGTCGCCCATTCTGATATTGAATTATCGAGAAGAAATCCGCATCAGCAATTGCAAGCGCTGTAGTTTTAGCGGTCAATGCTGGAGTTAGCTGAATTCTATCAGCGCCAGGAGCATTAGCGTTGTTGTATCCTTGAGCGTTGTCTAAAAGAGTTGTGTCACCAAAGCTATTGATGATAGTCTCTTTTGTAACGAAACCAACAGAAATGTTATCTGGTGATGTGTTATATTTTTCAACAACGACAGTTTGCTCATCGACTAATACGAAAGAACCCTTCTGATAAATTACACCATCAGATATCTTTAGACCAACGCCGTTGCCAATAGTAGTCGTGCTTTCACCTGTTACTGTACCTGCTGCTTCGACAGTTGTTACCGTAGCGGCAGAAGTAAAGTTTTCGAGACGAATCTGTTCCGTCGAAGAAAAGGTCTTATTCGCACCATTACTTTTTACATATCGAACAAATAAGGTATTTAGATTAGGAGTTTGAGTTTCTAAACCAGCAGAAACAAGAAGAACATACGCCTCAACACCGGTAGTAAGACCGACAGCACGAAGTCCTTCATAGTTAGACATAACAACAGGCTGACCATCAACCTGCAAATCTTTAATTTTTACATAAGCGAGTCTAGGTAAATATGTGAAACTACAACCCTTTACAATTGTACCTTCTTTGAGAATATTATCACCGAAACGTTCAATCTGATTTTGAAGAATTGTCTGTAGCTGTGTTAGTTCACGAGCTTGAACAGCAACACCCGGCTTAAAGAGAATTCGATGGAAATCTTTGTCCGCATCATAGTCATCATGATACGGGTCTTGGTTAAAATTGGTATCTAATCCCATTTCTTATCCCTTTAGAATTCTAAAATAATTCTTACTTTTTCAGATTGGTCATTTGACCTTGCAATTGGTGACATATTTTCTATATATATAACTTCACCTGAGTTGTCAACAAGGTCTCCGTCGATACGACTTGTAATCTTTGCAGATGCTCCAGTACCGCCACTTGCTGTATTAGAAACAAATGTGTTTACAACACCAGCAGCATCATCAGACACTCCAAAAGTACCCTTGACATTGCTCAAGAAGAATGTTCTATAAGCACTTGCGCCGACAGTACCAATACCAGAACCGATAATGGTTCCTGTGTTAGCAGCAGAGTTTGCACTGTTATCAATGGCTGTGCTTAATGCTGCATCGCTATACACTGAGAATGCAGTAGTATTTATAGTGCCAATATAATATACTGGAACAGTATTAGCAAAAACAGAACCGTTAAGACTACTAAATGCAGCGACCATACCGTTAGAATAACCATGCGCTACAGTCGTTTTAACAACTGCTGGGTTCGCTGCTGTAACACTATCCACAAAACGAGTGATTGTATTCGACACAGCAAAGACTGTACCGTGAGCATATGTTGTTGTTCCAGTTTGGACTGGACCAGCAGTGCCTTGGTCTTGTGTTACGAACTGATCAATCGTAAAGCCCGTGTTAGCAACACCAGGGTCGCCCGTACCAGCATCAACAATCTGAACTGCCATTTCAGTCAACTGATTGAACGTGGTAAAACTTCTATCAATCGATTCAATCTCTGCTTCTATACCAGAGGTAAGGCCTTTAATCTTATAACCTGTTGCAAAGTCTCCACGAATGTTTCTAAGTCTTAGAACATCACCTGCTCGATTGCTTACTTCACCAGTCGTTCTACCAATGTAATCTGGTAAAGTAATTGTCTCTGTTGATGTATATACTTCAATTTCGATAACATCACTAGCAGGTACAAGCGTGATATCAGTAAGAGTAGCTGCTGTGGTGGTTTTCGTGTGAGCAACCGCAAGACTATTTCTCTTTGCTATTGAAGTCAATGGTAAGTTTGAACTAAATCCGAAAACATTACCAGCATCGTCTTTACCAGAGATAGGATCATTATTACCAGTGTGAGTAAACGCTGCTAAATGAATGTCTTTCACTTCCAAACCATTCGTAACAAAACCAGAAGATGCTGTGGTGTTTCCACTGTTATCAAATGGTGTAGCTAGTCCTGTATCAGTGTATACAGAGAATGCAGTTGTATTTGATGGTTTGACGTAGTATACAGTTGCTGCATCGTCATCGTCCAAAGCAGTGCCATTCAAGTCGTGGAATGATACAGCAGCAGCATTTGCAAGACCGTGTGCGCTTGCTGTAACAACTACGGGTGGCTGTGCTGCACTTATACTGCTCACAGTTTCTGTGATTGTATTGTTACCAATCATATCACTAGCAGCAAACGCTGCACTTCCTTCATTCAATCTTATATGAATTGTGTTTGCAGAAGAAGCAATAATCTCAGCGCCTTTAGCATCAGAAGATATCTTATTTCCAGTTGTAAAGCCAGTCATTGTAGATGTATTAACTGTAAGCGTCTGATATCTTGATAATGTGTATGAATATGAACGAAGAAGTGTGTTAGATGATTGTGGAACGTAATGAATGACTGTTTCACCATCTAAGAAGGACGATGCTGTTGAAGTCGTAAGCGTCAACTCAACGTTAGCAAACAATGGGTCTTTGATAATACCAACAGAGCGATAATCATTCGTTGTTGGAATTGTGTTTGATTCGTTATTCGCATATGTTACTGAAACGCCTGCACGAGATGCATAAAGTTCATTAATAACATCAGAACCATGCCCACCGGGAGGCGAGAGACTTGGTGTAAGATTTGCAGCTACAGTGCTATCACCATTGCTTGAAATAATAACATCAGCAAAGGAGTAGCCAGAACCTTTATTAACAACTTCAATTGTTGCGATAGAATTTGCTGTCGTATCAATTGTAGCAATCACAACTGCATCATCGCCATCGCCTTTGATTGTGAGAGCAGGACCAATCTCGAAAACAGAAGATGTATCTGGTAGCGTCGTAAAAGCACTTGTAAGCAGCACTCGACGTTCAGAACCTGTGACGATATATTCACCGATGTTTCTTGCTTGACCAGCACCCGTACCAGACCTAACATAAATTACACTGTTCTTATAGAAGTCTGTATTTGCACTGAGCGTTACACTTGAACTCTGAAGGCCGTGTATTAGCGTGTTACCAGCAACAGAGATTTCTTTAAATGTGCCGTTTGCGTGTGCGTTATATCTAGCACCACCACTATTGATTATGATTGCTTCAATAGAACCATTAACAGCATTTGCAGATACGTTTGCGTTAGGAATAACAGGAGCAAAATCGTTTGTAGCAAATTTAGACCAATCAGAAGCGCTGATATTATACATCAACTTCCAGACATACTTATCATTAGTCTGATAGAATTCGTCGTCTGCTGCCGTTTCTGAGAACAATGGTTGGTCGTTTGCAGCAGCACCACCATTGTTATCTAGGCATTTGAATACCGCATAGTTGCCACTCTCTTCTGAGATGGCATAGAAGTTATCCGTTGCTTGAGATGTGCTGGTGTAACTGTAAGCAGAATATGTGTTACCAGATTGCCAATCAACACGGCGAATCATATGCTTTACATCATCCGAAGTAATCTTTTTGCCGAACAAAAGATTATCATACACATCGTTATGCACACCAAATGTACTGTTCGTAGGAACAGGTGGTACAGTATCGTCGGCAAAGGGCAAAGTCTCACCAGTAAACACATAGTATAAACTGTTTGAAGACTCTGAAACAGACTCAATAAATTGAGCAGCCATATGTGTTTTGAATTTGTTTGTAACTAATTTCGTCATCTTTTTCTTTGCTTTATGATGTGGATACGGTATCAGTTGTCGAAGTAGCAGTGGTAACATTAGTATTTATAACACTATTCTTGACTACTGTACCGAATAATTCAGTACCAGCAACATGAAGCACTTTTTTTACTATGTCACGATAGCGATTGATTGAGACACCAGTTTGAATATCGTATGAATATTCTTGATAATATTTGTTGTCTCTTACTTTAGAAACATCACTGAGGTGTGATGTAGTTGTTTCCCAGAAGCCTGTACCGGTACCTTCTGTTGCTACAATAGAGTTGGCAGTGATGGCAAATTGATTAGTATCATTAGTCAGAGTCATTTGTTGATTATTTAAGTAACCATAACCAGAG